ACCCGCGGCGCTGGAACAGTTGTGAGGCTACAAGGAGGAAAATGTAACCCTGATGAAACGAGTTAGAGTTTACCAACAAATCCGCTCCAAGGATAATTTGCGCCTTGCGATCCAAGAAGTCTGTGCAAGTCACCGGAGAAATGGAGACCACAGTCTGAACAAAAAGGTTCTGGAGATCGAGGCGAATCTGGATGACTATGTGGAGAAGCTGGACCAGTTCATCCAAGACCTGGTGAGCGGAGACGCGCATATGAACAAGCCCATCAAACGAAGGCGCTGGGACCGAAACGCAGACGGCGGGCGAGGAAAATGGCGAGACATCAACGAACCCCTGTTATGGCCGGACCAGTGCGTCCATCACGCGGCTTTGCAGGTCATGATCCCGCACATCATGCGAGGGATGGACCGCTACTGCATCGCAAGCGTCCCTGGCCGGGGCAACTCCTACGGCGTGAAAACCATCAAGAAGTGGATGAAGAACGACCCGTCCGGAACCAAGTATTGCGTCGAGTGTGATATTTACCACTGCTTCGAGGAACTGGACCCGCCGTATGTCATCAACGCGCTGAAGCGGCTGTTCAAGGACCAGGAGACCTTGTGGCTGTGCGACGCCATGATGGAATACGGCGTGCTGATCGGCGCATTCTTCTCCGCCTGGTTCCTGCACCTAACCCTTCAACCGCTGGACTTGATGATCCACGACAAGAAGTACGGCGCGAGCCACTACCTGCGCCAGATGGACAACTTCACCATCTTCGGTTCCAACAAGCGAAAGCTGAGGAAGCTGCTGGATGATATGAAGGCCTGGCTGGCGGAAGTCGGCTTGAAGCTGAAGGAGACGTGGCAGGTGTTCCGGGTGGGCTTTACGCCGCTGGTGAAGAAGGCGCATGACGCCCTGCCGGAGAAAAAGCAGCGCCATCGCCGTCCGAGGATGCCGTCGGCCCTGGGCTACCGGTTCGGGCATGGCTACACCATCCTGCGAAAACACAATCTGTTCCGGCTGAAGCAAAGCCTGCACACCTATTACTACAGGAGGGACCGCAACCGGGTCATCTCGTTCAAGCGGGCGTCCGGCCTGATCTCACGGCTGGGGCAGCTTCGCAAATGCAACAGCCAGAAGATACTGGAGCGGGTCTATCAGCCGAAGACGATGTTCGATCTGAAGAAGGTCGTCCGAAGGGAATGCAGGAGGCTTCAGGAATTATATCCGCCCTATGTGGCGGCATAAAGGAGTGATACCATGAAAGTAAAGGGAATGGTCAACCCCGGCAGCTTTACGGTGGAGCAGATCCCGGGGACCAACAGGAGTTTGGTGCGGCTCTTCCAGAACGTGACGCCCTGCCAGGAGGAAAACTTCGAGGGGTTCCAGTACGACGAGTACCACGTTGAGGTGGAAACCTGGGACGGCGTGGCCCAGAACGTACAGGACAACTACGACGAGTTCCTGAAGCAGGGCATGGAGAACGAGGTGGACCGGAGCAACGAGGCGCTGTTTAAGGCGCAGGCTGCCACCGACACCGCCGTCCAGGACATGGACGCCATGAACGTGGATCAGGAGTACCGGATCACCCTGCTGGAGCTGGGGCTGTCCGAGACTGATATTTGAGGAAAGGAGGAATAGACCATGTTGTATCGTACTCTGAAGCGCATGATCGAGCGCGGCCAGACAGAGGGCATCGAGGCGAAGCTGGACTTCTTCTACGCCGCCAACAAGATCACCGAGGCCGAGTATTCCGAGCTGATCGGGATGCTGAGCAAGTAACGGCAACTCTGCGTAAAGCTTGAAAGCAGCAGGAGGTGACAGATATGGACGGGGAGTACATTACCCGCCATGAGCATGAAGAGTTTCGCCGAAGCATGGAGAGCGAAAATAAGCGGTTAGAAGAAGAGAATGACCGCCAAAATCATCGCCTGAATGCTTTGGAGGAGACCGTCAAGCAGGTTGCCGCCATCAGTACATCTGTGGAAAAGCTGGCTCTGAACATGGAAAACATGCTGAAAGAGCAAGTGTCCCAGGGAAAGCGCCTGGAGACTTTGGAAGGCCGAGATGGCGAAATGTGGCGAAAAGTCGTTGGGTATGTCGTGACCGCCGTTATCGGCATCATCGTCGGCTACCTTTTCAAGCAGCTTGGTATGTAAGGAGGGTGGCGTATGCTGAACATCAAAGCGAAAGAAGCACCCATCCAAATCGACGAGCCCGATCCTGAAATGGAAAATGTCTACCAAGAGGAATCGACTGGGGGTATGGTTGAGGAACCTGCTCCCAGTCCTTCTGAATCGGGCAAAAAGAAAGCGACCACTATGAAGGTGATCGTTTGGGTCTGCCTGCTCAACGGTCTTGCCTGGGTGTGGTGCAGCTATATCCTGGCGTGGATGGGCAGGGAACAGATCGCAGAAAGCCTTTCTCAGGTGGCGCTCACTGAGATCATCGGCGTCGTTCTGGTATATGCGATCAAGGCCGCCGTGGAAAATCTCAGCAAGAACAATTCATGGCCGGATAAACACGGCTCTGACCCTCCCGATGGGGTTGGGTAACAACAAGGAGTGATTCAAAATGGAAGGTATTCTTAACCTGTCTACCATCCTTACCATTGTCGGCATTCTGGTGGTGCTGACAAACATCGTGGTTCAGGTGCTCAAGAAGGCCACCTGGGAAAAGCTGCCGACGAACATCCTGGCAATCATCGTTTCGATGGTGCTCACGCTGGTGGCGTTTTTCGCCTATTGTCAGATCAAAGCAATCGCGGTGGTCTGGTATATGGTCGTCGCCGCTGTCGTCCTGGGGTTCCTGGTTGCGTATGCAGCGATGTTCGGATTCGACAAGCTGAAAGAGGCTCTGGCCCAGATCAACAAGCAGTAATTGAGAGCGGAAAAAGGTGTAGGAGTGCCGTTTACTTCTTGACTACTCCTACACCTCGACCGTTTTACCATTGAAATTACGGGATTTAGTGCTTCCATAATATAATCTCTCTAATCACGAAAAGGGCGGACAGTTTTCACTATCCGCCCTTTCACGTTGAAAATACGTGTTTTCTCCTGGCTGTCAGGCGCACTATCCGTCAGGATAGCTAAACAGGCGTAGGTTTGTTAAGTCCCCTACGGGACTACCCCCTTATCTCCTCGGGGCCAGGCGCAGTATCCGTTAGGATACCTAAACAGGTATGGGACTTTATCCTCTCCCATACAGAGCACAGCTTTAACGTGCCGCCGCACGAGAGACATTACTGCCTCTATAATTAAGTATATGCAAGATTCTCTGAATTGTCAATAGAATTTTTAATTAGGATGTCAAAGGGGTTCTCCAGCAAAAACAGGCGTGTTTTCTGGGGGGCCCTTTTGACACACTAATCAATATTTTAGGCGTTGCGTATAATATCCAACATTTCCTTTGGCGTCACGATGAAGGGTTCCTTCGGGAAGTGCTTCTGATTGCCTGTTATGAGGTAGGCATCCCCATCCTTACACTTTTCCATGACGACCACATAAAAAACCACATCGTCCAAATCGGGCTGGATTGCATCGACCGGACCCGCCTCAACATAGACGCCCCGGTCCTTGATAGCCCGAGCTGTAAAAGGGAACTTCTTTCGGTGCAGCACATCTTCATACTCAGTCAGGATTTCATCGTCAAACAGCGGGACAATCCTGCCGCTAGTGTCTTCATCAAGTATCTCTGCCGGGACAGACTTCTTACTAAGGAGTGCCGAAACCAATACATTCGTGTCCAACACAGCGAAATATCTCATTGCCGGGCTACCGTCCCTCCCCCACCATCGCACGGTGCGCAGACCTGGCCGCCGCAATCTCAGCATTGATTTCATCAAGGCTCATGCCGGACAGCCCCGCCTCTTCCGCGGCATCTCTCATGCTTCGGATCGCCTTGATATAATGGTCCCTTCGTCAAGACCACTTCCCGAAAAAAAGCGTGAACCAGGATTTGGTAATTCTGATTTTGTCGAGGCCCGAGCCGTCCTTAAATCGCCCCGATTACCGCCGAGCCAGCCGCCGCGGAGCGGGCAGCCTTGACAGGGCGGCGGTG